CATTTTTTCACGTTTGGAAGGTATTTTCAGACTTTAGCCCTCGAAATCGAAAAATTTGTTAATAATTATACATAAAATAAGGGAATTAACGAAATTTAAGCGCGGTTATATCCCATATAATACCTATATTTGCACTGCAAGAAACAACTATAACTAGTTGAAAACTATATCCATTAGGATAAATATGATAATTATATATACATAAACATATATTTTTGTAATCTATATATATATAATTTTTGGTATATAAATTATATTGGGGAGTTTTTAAGCGATTGAGATATGGCATACATGAATAATTTCACCTATACGCAGAGATATTCGGAGATAACGGATATGGCTGTACGTGATTTGATATCGGGTATTGACAAGAACGGGATGGAGATAATCAACAACATACGTGGATTCTCCGAGAAGTCTGCGGCCTTGTGCCGGTATTTGCGTCAGACGTTCCGCAGTGGTAAGTTCGGCATGTACAAGGGAGAGATATATTTCTTTACGGGCAGGATTTACGAGCAGTGCCCCACTTTTGTGTTCCGCGATATTGTCAGCCGTTTCCTTGACGGGCTTGGTGTATCTGCTGCCATTATCATGAAGTACGGTGATAACCGGTTCTATCGTGAGGCATATTATGGAGTATGCTATAATGCCTTGCAGCCGTCCTTCCATCTGATGGCATTCCGTAACTGTGTTGTGGATATGAGGACACTTAGGAAATATCCCTTTGACCACAGGCTGCATTGTGTATATCTGCATGACTACGACTTTGACATGAACGCGGAGTGCCCTACCTGGAAACGATTCCTTAAACGTGTGCTGCCGGACAATGCAAGCCGACAGATATTGCAGATGTATCTTAGTCTTGGGCTTGTGGACAGGAACAATAGTGAGATGAAAGTGGAGAACTGTCTGTGCTGTTACGGGACGGGTTCCAACGGCAAGAGTGTAGTCTTTGAGACTATCTGCGGACTGTTCGGACGTGAGAACGTTGGCATGGCCTCACTGGAGAGCATACTCTGCCGCAAGGGAGATGAGTCACTCAGGGCTGCTGCAAGCGTGGACGGCAAGAGATTCCTTTACTGCTCCGAGGTGGGAAGGAACGTGGATATAGGTGATAACGGAAGCATGTTCAAGAGGTTTGTCAGCGGTGAGCCCATGCAAGGCAGACTCCTTAAACAGAACGAGTACACGGTGTATAACATACCGTATTTAGTGATGAACCTGAACAGCAGGGTTACTACATCTGACTGCTCGAACGCAATACTAAGACGATTTATTGAGCTGGACTTTCCGGTGACTATCAGCGATGACGAGAAGGACTTGGGGCTTGTGGGTAAGATAGCGGAAGAATATAGCGGAGTGATGGCCTGGCTCGTGAGAGGCATGCAGAACTTCAAGGCAAGCGGATACAGATTTCCGGAGTCAAAGACTACCCAGCTTAATAAGTTCAAGACCATTGCCAAGAACGATAGTCTGTATGCATGGGTGCAGCTTAAAAAGATGCGCATCGGTACGGGTAAGTACGAGAAGGGAAACTGGTTCAAGTGCGCCGACCTGTATGCCAATTATATCGAGTTCTGTGAAGAGAATGCACTGAACGACATGACTATCATGATGTTCGGACGCAGGATGCAGCGCATGGGATTCGAGAGACGCAAGCAGGGAGGAATTGTGTTCTATGTGATATACGGGGATGTGGACCTTAACTATGTCCCTATGGTCAATAAGAAGGACTGCTACGACCTGCCGGCCGTAGAGGTCGTGGAAGAGGTTTACTAACTAATAAATCAGTATATGGCATTAGCGAAATTAAAAGAAAGGAAGAACTATACAAACTGCAAGGAGTGCGCTTTGTGTGGTGCGAACGGATGCAGTAAGGATTTGAGGCCTTACCGTATCGGTGTATCTATGGGAAAGGCATTGTACGACTGCCGTTATTTCGTCTATGATGAGAAAAAAGAACAGTCGGATGACGATATAGACAAACATAGTATTATATTTGCAGAGAAATCGGTAACGCTGACAGGGACTGCCGCTGCGGGCGAGGATACCACAAGTGCGGAGACCAATGTGAACAACGAGACGATTTCGGACGATTTCAGCGAGGTTAAGACCGAGGACGAGGAAATTATTGCGGAAACTAAAGAAACCGCGGAAACGGCCAGGAAACAGCCTAAAACGGGCAGAAAAACCGCTGCGGGCAGAAAGAGCAAGACTACAACGAAAAAATAAACGATATGGAGCAGATATACGAGAAAAGAATCGGAAACTACATAATCCGTAACATCAAGGAGAAGATGACGGACGTAGACATTGAGGGTCTTGACGGAGAGACAAGACACGTGGACGAGGTGGACATACATTTCATGCTCCTTACAACCACATCCGGAGCATTCCAGATGCAGTGGCGCGAGGATAGCCTCATGTATGCAATGCTTGACAACTTTCTCAATGATGAGGACCAGAGAGCACAGCTGGCCGTTCAGATGGTGCTTCAAAATGCCTTTATTGTCGGCAACTCGTGCGATATCTCGCATATATTCAAGACAAAGGACGGCAAGGACGTGGTGGACGGGCTGCAACGCTCCGTAATGGATGCCATTACAGAGTACATGAAGCGGGTAAGTTCTTATGAGCCGGAGGACGGTGACGAGACTACCGAGTCCATTATTGACGAGATGAGACGCGCCTACTCTGCATCGACGACTCTCGACGAGATTACGGCACAGGTGGCCGAGAAAGAAAAATGATACTTTTTCCCGAACTCATATATATAGTTTAAATTCCATTTATTAACTTTGAATAGTGTACGAGGGTCCTGACTGTGAAGCCGGGGCCCTTTTTCATGTACGGGCAAAAAAAAAGGCAGTCCGCTGACTGCCCAAAGCTAATACACTAACTTATTATAACATGAAAACACACTAGCTTATATGAAGCTAAGAAATTAATATACACAAGCGTCTCACGACGCGACAAGTATAACCAAAAAAATGCCGAAATAAAACCAATATAATTAGTCATCGCCACCGTCTATACGACGACAACCGATGACACCACAAATATATGCGATAAAATTCCCAAAACAAACAAATCTGCATTATTTTTTTCATAAATATTTGGATATTAAAAATATACTTGATACATTTGTTCATCAACAAAGTGTTCTACAATCAACATATTCTATTGTTAGTGTATATTTTTGATTCGTGTGTATTTTAAGGGTTTTACGGTAAATGAGCAGAGGGGAGTTATACGTGATGTACGGCTCCCCTCTTGTTTTGCTGCTATTCCTGCGTGAACGGCAAGCATGTAAAATCATATTTGACGGTGTGGCCTCCGGCTTTCCGCAGTCGCACGTCCTGTATCTTGCACTGCTGTCTATATGGCCCGTTGCCATTAACGAACGCATACTGACCGATAAGGCTCTGCTTTCCGTAACGGTTGAACCACTTCTTTAGCAGTCTCCATTTCGGGCGAGTGATGTGCATGCAGCGATAAGGCCTTGTATGTGGTTTAAGCAGACGTTCAAACCGTCTTGACTGCTTCTTGCCAAGCTCTGCGGCAAACTTGATGCCGGATGAATAATCATTGAAATTCATGGTTTGTATTTTACTGTATGACATACTTGATACTCATTGGTCTGGTGACTGAACGAGAGTTCAAGGCTATTGTAAGTTACGTCTACGGTGTTGAGGATGCGGGCAATGCTCTGTATGTTAAGTCCGAGATAGTGTTCCACGAACGCACGCATCTCATCCCTTCCCTTTATGCTTGTAAGGCGGCTGATTTCATCCTCCGCATACCATGAGCGCGACATGTCGTCCGTTTCTACAAGATAGTTCACTCTCCCGTCTGACTGCTTGATGCAGACGACAAGACCACAACAACTCTTTGCCGAGATAACCACCGTATCTCCCACTTCATATTTGTATTTTTCCATGTGACTTAAAATTAAACCGGTCCGGAGATATTTCACCCCGGAGCCGGATAAAACAACAATTATCAATCAAAGAGCGTCTTTTGCATTGACTGCAACTCCGCTTTCTTAATATTCTTTACAGCCACATCGAAGTAGCTGTCCTTCAGCTCGCAACCGATACCGCGACGGTTATTCTTTACAGCCTCATAAACCTCAGAGCCGATACCGAGGAACGGAGTGAAAACAACCTCGCCCTCATTACTCCATAAATTCACAAGTCGGTTAATGACCTCCAACTGCAACGGGCAGTTCTTTACGATGCAGCCCTCTGCCGTATATGAGTGGTCGTCTGCAACCTCTATATTGTAGACATCGACGTTCTCTGCCGGAACCACATTCTTGACGGGCTTCCATGACTCGCCATCGCCAACCTTAGAGAAACAGTAATGCGGTGACAGTACTGCCTCCCATTCCTGAGAACAATGTATCTCGCGACCGCGTATTTCTTTTGTGCGTTCTCCGCGACCTGCGTATAAAGATACTTCCTTGCCGTAAACCCTCTGCATTGGTATTGCCATACCGAGAATGAGTGCGCGTGATGCAGACGTGAACATAATCTTTCCGCTTTCAAGAAAACACCCGTCTCCTGATAGATAACCATCAGTGAAAGACTTGGCAAGTTCCTTATTCAGCGACATAGCCTCATACGGAACCACTTTATTCTTCGCACCCTTACCACAACGTGACAGTACATCGCGTGCCTCTTTGCTAAGATTGATAAGACCTACTTGGTAGCAATTGCAATCATCCGTATGGTCTGCAATGGCCCCGACATATCCGTCTGCCTTTTCAACAAACTCATCAAACTTTCGCTTGCCGACTGAGATGAAGTACTGATGTCCTCTTACGTCGATATGACCGTCAGCAATCCATCTGCCGATAATCCACCACTCCTTTGCAGAAATACTGCTCTCCACGACTGGTGGCAATATGAGATTCACATAACAACCCCTCAAATCCTGAGCTTCTATCCACTCTGACTTATCGGATGGCTCTCTGTGAGTAACCTCACGGGCACGACGCGCATATATCTTATGGTCTGGGGTGCAGATAAGGTTAGGTACGCCCTGAGCTACTACTTTAACAACTTCCGCATTCTCCTTTGTAAGAGCCTTTGCAACGATGGGCTTCCATACTCCCGTATGCGTGATAGTCTCATCGCCAATCTCTACATCCTCAATAGGAATATAACCTCTTTTGGTAAGTACCAAAGAACCTTTTGCAAGGCAGATATGTTTCTCGTCGCCCATTTGAGTGCCCTCCGAAGCGGTCAGAACATCGGTTCTTTTAATATCCATCCACACCGGACTTGCCCACTTCTGCCATGTTTCAAGCGGGAAGTTGTCGCGGTTAAGGTTGGTGATAGGTTCCCAATCAGCCTCATCGCCCTCCCATTTCTTGAAAATGGTGATGTACTCGGCCATTCCTATGCCCGTCTTTGAAGAATCGGAAGTGACCTGTTTGTAGAGCAGTCTCTGTGTCTTTGTGCGCTGCATTTCAAGTACGGGGTCAGTCCATATCGTAACCTTTGAGTGCAGCTTGAAGCCCTCTTGAAGAACCGCTCTTGTATGCTCTCCCGTGAAGTCATACATACCCGTGTAACCTGACGAGTTCTTATATACACCGAGGTCTTTAGTGTGGCAGCACATCAGACGACCCGGCTTCAATATGCGATACAGCTCTTTCAGCAGGAACGCATATTGCTCAAAAAACTCCTCGTGGGACTCGTTATTGCCCATATCGTGTATGTAGTTGGAGTAAGTGAAGAGCGAACTGAAAGGCGGTGAGAAGATGATAAGGTCTACCGAGTTGTCCGGTATGCGCTTAATCTCTATTGTGGTATCACCTTTCATAAGGAAAACCTTGTCGTCCTTATACTCCTTGTACTCATAGTCGTTGAGCAGTCCGTAAGTGTGCTCATTTACGTTGCGGTTAATCTCCCGCTGCATTTCCTCAAATGCCTTTTGTTTCTTTTCTACGATTGTCTTAGCGTTAGCCATAGTGTCTGCAACAATTAAGTGAATATTTACATCCTCATTTCTTCCGAAGCGGTAAGAACGTCTTACCTGCTGATAGAAGTCCTCAAAAGAGAAGTCTGGCGCAACGAAAATCTGCAAGCCGCACTTCTGAAAGTTCATACCAAAACCGCAAATCTTAGCCTTTGAGATAAGTATTCGGATTTTGCCGTCGGCAAAGTCGAGAAGTCTCTGTTCCTTAACCTCATCCTTATCACTGCCTCGCACCTCAACAGCTTCGGGAATCAGCTTACGCAGTCGGTCGCCCTCTTCATTCTGCTTAATCCAGATAAGAATCTGCTCATCGGGGTGCTCATTTACGATGTCAACGCAAGTCTGCAATCGTAAATCCATAGTGTTGCGAAGTTCTTGATTGAAGTTGGTAGCGTTCACGATACCGCTTGCAAAGAGAAGTCCGTCTTTAGGCTTCGAGTTAACCTCGTGTTGCACGTAGTTAAGTGTCGGGAGGATATATTTCTCTCCGCTCTCCTTGAACCCGATGTCGGCAGGGTTCTCAAACATGATGGCCCATGAAGCAATCCAACCATAAAAGTCTTTTGCCGCGTGACCTTTAAGACGGTAGTTGTTCATACCCTCCTCGCGCACGAACCATTTGGAGCGCATATCCTGCGCATCGAGCACATCGAGAAACTCCGAGTGGTTGCCAAGCTCGTTGAGGTCATTCGGTGACGGTGTTGCCGTACAGCATAACTTGTATGGAGTCTTGGCGAACTTGTCAATGAGTAATCTTTTGTAATGACCAGTAAAATTCTTCAAAAGAGAGCTATTGTGAACTAATGCTCCGTTGATGGTAAAACTTGGATGTTGTTTGATGCTAAGGTCAACGAAATATAGCTGTCCTTCGGCATCCCGGTATTTATCCAATCTAATATCATCTTGTTTGAGAATCTCAAAACTTTCCACCCTAAAGAAGTTAGCATCGCATCCTTCTTCGCATCCTGTTCCTTGCGAGAGTTGTGGCTGAATCCATCCACTTCTATCGCTATCATCTCTTCGCAATTCGCTAAATCGACTTTGTAGCAAGTCGGATAGCCCTTCTTTCGCTTCCCCAGTGATATAGCATATTCCGCTACCCATTTCTCTGACAAGACATCCTTTAGCAACCGCTGTGGCAATGTCATTCCGGTCCCATTTCCCCCACGCACTAAAGGTTTCCAATGCATTTCCTTTAGTTTCTTTGATATTTTCTCTCTCACTTCCAGAGATGATGTTGGGTTCAAATTGGTAATCATTTCCATGTGGGCTTTCGCTACTGGGTCGTCCGAGTGAAGCCATGCCGAGATTTTCTTCCCTGTTTTCGCATGAACCTCCTTCGAGTGAACTTTCTCCTTTATTTCCGCTTGCGACATTCTCCACTTCGCTGAACAAGATGTCCCGCAAAATCTCTTCTTTAAGTCCGTTTTCCACTTCGGGTAGAAAGTCGCCCCGCACCACTCGCATCGCATAGGAAGTCTTTGCGATTCTGTCAGTAGGGCGTATTTGCTTCGCTGCGACCCACCCTCTTTGCGTGAAGAAGGGGTGTCTGGGTGAACAGATAATTTCTCTTCCATTGTATTTGAGTTTAACTGCATATTTTACATTCTTCCGTTTAACTGATGTTATCACATCATCTCCAAAACAGTTAGTGACAATATCTCCAACCTTGCAATCGGAGATTGGTATAGAGATGGACTCTCCGTTTCTTTTTACTGTAATCTCCGTGTCGGGCGCAAAGCACTCATCGAGAACAACACCGACAAATTTGTCAATGTCTATATTCTCTATCTGTTCATAGTTGGTAATAGCAATCTGTGTTGCATCATCCATATCTTTGTATCGGACTACCTTATAGCCGAACTTTGCACCCTCCTGAATAGTCTGTCTGCTGACGGACAGCGGAGCGAGAATTAGTACGGGCTTGCCCGTATGGTTTGCCACCTGCTGCGCCCATTCGAGTTGCATATTGGTCTTACCCAGACCGCATGAGGCGAAAATCGCACCCTTACCCATCTTGCACATTCTTCTTACACAATACTGCTGGAAGTCGAAAAGCTGTGGGTTGATGTTTACAGGTTCAAAACCTGTCTCTTCCCGGTGGTAACGCTTTCGCTCCAATACATCTTCGTATGTCTTTGTCATCTTCTTAGAACAATTAAGGCGATAACGTAGGAGCTGTTCAGGTTAGACGCTACCTTGGGTACCTTTCGGTTTACCCGCTCCGTTTATCGCCAATATTTTTAATAAATATTCTGCATCTTTTGAACACCGCAAAGTTAATAAACATTGTTTATAATTTGCAAGCGAAATCCAATATTTTTTTGAAAATATTTTCAGATTAGTCAAAATCTCTAAAACAGAGATAATTGTGAACCCGATTCAGACTGCGACAGACCTAATATCTGGTCACAAATGAAGTTACGCGCATAATCCGAAGATATCATGGAACGTTCTTCCGAGCACACACCGGCTTTCGCGCTGCCTTTGCTCGACATAATCTTCTTAATCTTCTTGTCTTTCTGATATGTAAAGCCGGTAGTCGGCTTACAGTTGACGAACCAATATGCCGTAGGCTTGACGTAGTAGTCACCACGACGGGAGCGGTCCTTATCAACGTAGCTTGGCGGCATGATAAAATTCGCTTTGAGATATGTCTGCTCATTCCAAGGGTTCTCGACAATCAATCGCAAACCTCTTTGGGAACAAACACAGAACATCTTTATCAGCACCGAGTAGAAGTATTCACGAGATTTGCTCCGGCTGAGAATCTTCTCTGTTTTCTCTGCCGTAGTCAGTTTTCGATAGTTGATGCAACCATAACTGAAAGACATCTGCGATGCCGCGCAGAAGTATATGCATGGGAAAAATGCCACAATTAAATCATCTTTGCCGATTGAATCAAAGAGATTTACCCCCCCCATATATGCTTTTTCAATCTCCGAGAAAAGGTCTACAACGTAGTCGGTCTCTTGGAAATTATCCTGGATATCATAGTCGTATGCTTTGTATCCCAACTTAATAAACTCGTTCTTGAACGTCCCTGACTGTTCAAAGAACAAATGCACTTTGCCTTTTATTTCCATATATATTTGTCGTCATTAAAGAATGTTTCTTTCTGCCATTCCATTAGTAATGCGTTCATTCGATTCTCATACTCATTAAAAATGGTGTTATGACATGCTTCGAGTTTTCGGAGTTTTGTCTGCAATCGTTGGATTTTAATTTGCAAAACTTCCGATTTCTCCGTTATTGATTCCAATGCGTCTGCCATGTCGTGAATCGACATCTTCTCGCATTGGCTTTTGAAATCTCTTTTCTTTTTCATGGCTGTATTGTTTTAAAGGTGTCCTACGCAAATGGTACACCATAAGTCCTTGTCTATTCTATTAAAAGCTTCCTCGATAGGTTCTTTGCTTGGTGGGGTTGATACGTTACTGTCATTCCACAGGGAATCACCGTCGGGGCCAAAAATCTCGCTGATGTGGGCAAGTTGAGAATCTTTCGGGAAATCCCTGGCCTTGACAGTTTCGAGAAAGTCATCCTTGCCGCGTCCATACCATTCTCGCATAGGGCAAAGATAGTCGTAACCAAAAATGCCATCGAAATCTTCTACACCCCACGTTATCACTGTATCCATATGTTTTGAAAGATACTCGTGTGGGCATTCTTCTCGATGGACTATCAACACATTGTAATGGCTCATACTATTTCTCCTTTATATAGTTCATAATGTTTTCCGCTGTCAATACACAACCTTCGACTTCCGGATAAATAATATCTTGAAACATATCGCTATGACAGTCGAGCGTAATAATCGGTTGCCATGAGTCCCAGTTATCCTCTATCATCGCATCGTAGTCAGACAGAAGTGACTGCAAGGCATGGAGAAATTCACTCATTCTCTGCTGTTTTAAACTGCCTTTCCAGGGTGTAGCCGAGAACCCATAATCTTCTTTTAGAATTGACAAAGAGTAGCTGATTATTTCACCGCGCCATTCAGTCTCATACCATTTGTCAAACTCCATGATATACCCACCCCTGTCAAGGTGCGGAGCGATAAACGTTTCACGAAATAAATCCTTTTGGTAATATGGATACACAATTAACGCGCCACCAAAAACGTTGTTATTTAATGCGCTGTTCACAATTGAACTCCAATCACTGTCGGACTTCGGCCCGTTAAAGTGTGGGTAATAGTGGCCCACAGCAATATATATTGTCAAATATTTCATACAGGTCACTTTTTTAATATGGTCGTATTGCAAATATACACAAGCACTCTGTGTATGAGCTCATATATGTCGCTATCTCTAAACTCAATCAATGAGCCATAGTTATAGTTGTAATAACTAATAGAGTAATCACCGTTAGATAATGCCATTATACGCAAGTCATATGTGACATAATCTCGCGTGAGATGATTACTTATCAGTTTAAATAATCGAGATAAACTCCAAGCAGGAATAACGTCCGTAGTGGAGTTCGTTGCGTCGAGTGGTTCCGACAATACGTAAGGTTCGTATTCATCATAAGACAGAAAACCACAATAATGCAAATAAACTTGCATCACATCCTCGGATTGGTCGAGGATTGTTTGAATTGGTCTCCATGCCATATCCGCAGTGTCTTTTGGGAGCAGTTTTGCTAGTTCTTTACTTAGTGGAATACTGGAACAGAGTTCGTAATTTTTCATGTTATCAAGTTTTATATAAGTGCGTTAATCAATATAATTATTTTCTTGCATAAAATGTCGGCTTCTGTTTGGGCTTTACGATTAAAATCCGCATATTTGCCGTACAACTTCTTTGAAACACTTCATCATACTTTTGTTTTAGTGGTCATTTCAGGTATGGGCCGTGTAATATCGGCCCATTTCTCTATTAGCCTTCAAAACAATAAATCTTGGATACCTAGATTTCACGTAATATCCGGTAAGAGTACGCTCCTATCGGATATTTCATTTATGAGAGAGTCTGATACCCATAAGCATACCTACTCCAACAACCAGGCAAGGAACAGCGATAGTCGCAATTGTGAGTACGGTGGGATTCTTTGTAGACATTCCGTTACATGCCATAAACCAAAGAACCAGCATCAAGACAGCACCTAGTACAGACACTGCAAGAGCAATCAAATTTAAAAATTTCAGTTTCATATATAATTAATTTAAATTGTTTCCATTTTAATGAAGCAGTTCTATATTCACATACCGAACTGCCATTAATTATATTTAATTGTAAATATGAGATTATTTATTTCAAGGCAAAGTAAAGGTGATATAACCTAAAAACCAAATAATTTTCTATGTTTAAAAACATAAAATGATTTATCAACAGAATTAATAAACAAAACAATAATTACACATAACTATTTGATTTTAAGAGTGTAACATACAATATTTTACATTATTATTACTATTTTTGCTTTCGACATATATGTTTAACAAGCCTCGCGGCACGTGTCGTAGGTGGTAGCACGATACGCTAGCGAGGCTTTAATATTGGAGGTTACACAGGTGGCATATAAACCATTTCTTATACGAAAACAATCGGACGGGGCCAGAACATTCGATTCCTCAAAAGAATGGGAGTTGTATTGTTCCAGCTTTCCCTTTCAAGTGATTGGGGATGCAAAAGATGTACCTTCACGTTCGTGGAATGATGAGCATGGAGATGATGAATTTATTCCGAAAACCATCTGCATAAAGTCTTATGAAATCGACGTAGATTTGGCTTGCAGAGGTGATAAGGAACACGCTTACAACAATATTATAAACTTCTTGAAGTATATTACCGGACGGGACACCGAGAACTCCGGGGAAACATACGGAAGTACATTGCAGATATATGACACCTATACGACAATTGGCCGACAATATTGCAGGTATGTCAAATGCGAGAATAAGGGGTATGAGGTCTATGATGTAGTTTCAGATTCCGTAAAGGAAGAAACACTGACCGCATTTACTGTTACGTTCAAGGTGAATGACCCTATAACCGACATAAAGCTGGAGGTATAGTATGGGAAGTTGGGCCATATATGACAACACCGGTAAAACGATAAAATACGTTATACACAAGGTTGAGTATAACGGAACTCATATGTCGGAGAGATATGTTGCCACCACAATCAACTCCGAGTACCCTATAAATTTCGAGATAGGTGACTATCTTGTATATCGAGGCGAAGTGTTTACTCTGAACTACGTACCCCCAAAGAAAAAACAATCAAGAAACAGAACTTATGGAGAGGGTTTTGTATATGACAATATCAAATTCAACTCCTATGCAGACGAACTGACTAGGTGCGATTTTCTCGATTATGTTGCAGACGACAACATGATTCACTACACCGGGCTGAGTGTTTTCTCGTTCTATGCTTCCGATGTCAGAGCATTGGCCGAGAGAATCCAAGTAAATCTTGACAGACTATATACAGGTGATAAAAGATGGACAGTTATAGTCGATGAGTCTTGTACGACAATAGATGTAAACGTATCAGTCAGTCAGAACAATTGTTATGAGGCACTTACACTCGTAAACAGTTCCTTCTATACGAATTACACGGTAAAGGGAAGAACAGTCACAATTGGCGCGGCAGCGGTAGAGATTGACAATGTTTTCGGATATGGCAAAGGTAACGGACTGTATGATATAGGACAGACCACAAATCAAGATACAAAGATAATCACCCGTCTCAGAGCATTTGGCTCAACAAAGAACATTCCATACCGTTACTATAACAAGCATGGACTTTCGGAGAGCCAATACTGTCCGAATCTTATGCTCCCGGACTACATCGAGAAAGGACTAGATACATACATAGATGCAGACGGTTATCAGAACGGTGGTGAGTATGAAGCGAATGAGGATAAGATAAAACTCTATGGTATTCGTGAAGGTACTGTTTACTTTGACGGCAGCGTAGATTTGTTCGGAACCGGTGAGGATAATGAGATATATCCTACACTGGAGGAAATGACATACGAACAAGTCAAGGCTGCGGGATATGACATTACCCAGCCGGAGGGCGATAACGGTAAGTTGGACGAGATACTCTCGGCTACCAATCCGGAGGATGACGGACTTGCTCCGGAGGATGGCTCAACCATACCAAGCACATTTAAAATTCGCATCAAGGACTTTGGTGTAGACCTATCCGAGAGAGAGAACGGTGCATACAAACTCGCGTCCACCGAGGGCACTATGACCGTATCAATGAAAAGCGGAATGTGTCGAGGCCGAGAGTTCGAGATTGTAGAGAACGGAATAAGACGTGTTGAAGAAGATGGATATGTATGTTACGAACTCGAATGTAACAGAGTAGAGGACTTGATATACTATTATCCGAACAATACATACGTTATAAATCCTGGTGATGAGTTTGTGCTTATATACATTCAGATGCCGGATGTCTACGTTGAGGCTGCGGAGCAACGTCTGCTGGCCTCAGCCAAGCTGTATCTTCCGGAAGTGTATGAAACAAAGTTCAACTACTCTCCGTCAATTGATGAGCTGTGGATGAAACGGCATCCTGAGTTTGCCAATACCATCTGTGAGGGCATGTTGCTTAAATTTTCCGACTCTGATTTGGGCATTGCAGCGGTTGTAACAATCAGCAACCTTGTAATAAAGGAAGATAACGACAACACATCCTACGAAGTCACATTGAATGACGACGTTGAGGCCTCAACGATTGATAAGATAACAGCTCAGCTTGATAAAATTGCAAGCGGAAGCGGAACCGGTGGAGGACTTTCCAAAGCGCAGGTGAACTCTCTTATTCAGACGGTGGGTGCACAGTTGTTCCTTTCTAAGACCTCAGCCGACACCGCGAACGGCAAGCTAACCTTTAACAAGGGCTTTCAGACGAAGGATAACGCAACGTTTGGCGACTTTGCCAGCGGTATGACAGGCTTTGGCGGACGAATCGACGCAAAGGGAAATGCCGAGCTTGAAAACGTCGTTATCAGACAAGGACTGACCGTTCCGATTATCAGTTATAACAAGGAAGAGATAACAGTCGGAAACAGATGGCAGACAAAGGGAGCGGGAGTAATCGAAACGGTAACACCTGACACCGATAAAGACGGGAATATCCTTGCAACGGGAACAGCTACTTTAAAGGTCGAGGATGGCGAGATAGGAGCCATAGCGGTAGATGATATTTGTCAAGGCA